AGCTTATAAAACTCTTAGAAAATCAAGAACTTTTAAATGAGTGTGGAATTTACTTCTGCACTGGAATTTACTTTTTCAAGTTAGCAAAATTTGTATGCTTAGGATTTTTATTCTTTTTATCTATATACTTTATTATACTACAGATAAACGAATATGCTTCCTTTATATAAGGATTTTTTTCAAAATAAGATTTATTCTTTTTTATTCTTCCATCCTCATCACAAAATAGATGACAAATTTCTTCCATTTTTCTATTTCTGGCTTTTTTTGTTGCCGATACCTTCATAACATCGTTATACACAAAAAGTAATGTTACAAAGTCATGAATAACCGGATTTTTCATCATAGCATCCCTGTTATCCAACTCCCGAAATTCAGGTATCTTTCCGAGTATATTTGCCAGCTTTTTTGTTTTACTGAACTTTTTAAGACTATTAGGTTTCCTTAGCGTACTTAGAATACAATTATTATGTGCTGCCGCATTTCTTATAAACTTGATAGATTTTAAATAATCAGAATAGTTGAATGATGGATACATTTGGTAATACAATTCGTACAATTCCATAAAATTTCCAAAAGAGAACAATTCAACAATATTCCATACAGCTAATTTCTTCGGCTCTTTATACTCATCCAAATGCTTCTCTGCCAAATCCGAACAAAATGAATATTTATCTGCTTTACTCTGAATATCCGCCTCTGCATTTGGATGGTACTGCAGAAATAGCCTTACTATATTATACCCGTCTTCTTTCGGATTATCACTCAAATCATTCATTAATCGTACTTTTAAGTAATGTTCTACATCTATTAAACTATTATACGCCTACCATCGACACAATACAACAACTGATTATACCTTGTTTTCTACGTCTCCGTTTTATATATAAACTATGCATTTATGACCAAAGTGATAATGTCAATTCGAAATCACTATTTTCAAGCCAAGCAACTTACTGTTTGCCAAACTTTTTCTATTACTTTTTTCACCATCACATTTACAATTCGTGAATTACTCACCTTTATGAGGTTCTTCATTATTATCCCTTGTAATTTTTGAACTTCCACTGTCATCCTTTGCTCTATAAAAATATTCCTGTCCATTTAGTTTAAATTGACCATCATAATTCTGCATCCTCAAATTCTCCTTTATTATTAAAATCTCTGTTCTATATGTAATTAAGCCCCATCAGACAGATTTCTCTATCCAATGGGGCTTCTATGTCATATCGTCTGATTCCACATCATTATATTGTTTTCTTACATCAAATTCTGCATCGTTTGGCGTAAAATTGGCGTATTTTTGTAATTTTACAAATTTCCACCAATAAGGTACATCTCGTTTTTAGTACAGCTTTGCACCTGCTGGAATGTGGTTATCAACCATAAGAAGATGAAGTTCTTCATCCTCTGAATCCTTAAGATTGTTTACTGCTGAAAGTAACATACCGCAAGATTCAATTCCCATCATCTTTCTTGGTGGAAGATTTGTGATGGCAATAAGTGTCTTTCCAACAAGCTCTTCTGGCTCATAATAAGCATGGATTCCGCTTAAAATAGTGCGGTCTGTGCCTGTTCCGTCATCTAAAGTAAACTGTAATAATTTCTTTGACTTAGGAACTGCTACACACTCTTTTACCTTAACAGCTCTGAAATCTGACTTGCTGAATGTATCAAAGTCTACTTCTTCCTCAAATAAAGGTTCAATCTTTACATTAGAGAAATCAATCTTCTCCGGCTCAGCTTTTACCTCTTCTGAAGGCTTAGAACTTACGCCATTTTCATCCTTTACGCCACCAATGCTCTTCATTGTCGGGAGCTTTTTCGCTCCTGCTGTAAAGAGCTGTAAGATGATTTACATTTCTTTAAATCATTACAATATTTTCTTTAGCAAGCTGTACTAAAATAACCAAATTTGCAGTCTTTTTTGGTCATATATTAGTCATATTAAATTTTTTTGGTCAATTGCCTAGTCCTCAAATCAGAGGACTCTTTTCTATATTATATCGTTGTTTCTAAAATACATCCATGTTCTTGGCAAGTTTCTCCAAAGCCTCTCTAGTAACCTCTGGATTTGCCTCCGCATAAATGTTCATGGTTGTGCTGACATCAGCATGTCCCATTACTTCTTGAATAACTTTTACATTGGTTTCGTTCTCACAAAACCTCGAAACAAATGTGTGTCTAAAAATGTGACATGAAAACCTGGGCAACATTATAGGTTCTCTCTTCTTTTTCTTTGCCTCTACCTCTTCTTCAGCATTGTGAGTATCAACGATTCTCTTGATCGCACGATTTACTGCCTGCGGATTATGTGGATTTCCAAACCGATTAGTAAATATAAAGTTTGTCATTCCATCAACCTCTGCAACACAAAAACCTTCTTCCTGCTGACGCTGATATTCAGACTTGAGCACTTCATACACCGGTCCCATCATTGGAATTGTCCTTATTCCTGCTTCTGTTTTAGGTTCTGAAACCCGAAACTCACACTTAAATGAATTGTCAGATCTTGTGTAATAAGTAAGACTATGGTTAATATTGATTGTTCGTTTCTTCATATCAACATCGTCCCATCTGATGCCTATTGCCTCACCGATTCTGCATCCAGTTCCAAGCAGAAATACAAAAAACGGATACCAATGGAAGAAAAACGGATTCTTTGCAACATAATCAATAAACTCTCTCTGCTGCTCTACTGTCAGTGCTCTTCGACTCTTTCTAGCGCCACCATTTCTTTTTTTCACCTCGGCATAAGCTCCATCTACAGGATTTCTTCTTATTATATCATCTCGTACTGCCAGCTCAAATGTAGGTCGCAATACAGTATTGATACTTTCCAAAGTATTTACCTGCAATCCTTTGTTCGTAATCAAATCCGTATAGAAAAATAAGACATCAGAATACTTCACATCCTTAATCTTTTTCTTTCCGAACGTATCCCTGATAAAATGATCCCATGTATATAAGTAATTTGCCTTTGTAGTACTTCGCAACTCCGTCTTGGTAGAAATATATCTATCAAACAGAAAATTCACATCTGCACTTCCGGCAACATATACATTTAATCCATCCATCTGATCACGAACAAGTTCGTCTTCTTTCTGCCTAAGTGTTACAAGAGATTTCGCATATATCGTCCTTTTTTTCCCTAATGGATCAGTATAAATATATGAATACCTGCCATCAGTTTTACGATAATGCTCTCCTTTTCGTAATACTCTTCCTTTACCATCTTTTCTACAAGCCATCTTTTCTCCTTTCTCAAAAAGAAAAGAGCCTGCATTACTTCTGGTCAGCCGAAAGTCTTTAAAAACAAGGTTAGTGGTCTTCCCAGTTCTTCGGACTTTTTCTTGACATACTGCCTAGCCTTTGCCATGTAGTAGTACTGTCTCTCAGGCTCGTGGGTTGGCGGTGTCTGGGTGATATCTATGTCATCTAAGTTAATCATGTGTTTTTCCTCTCTTAATTAATCTCATGTGAGTATAGCACATTCATTCGATGTTTTGCAACAAATCATTGTCAATCAGACAATTAATGTATTCATTCACGCTCATGCCTCTCTTGGAGGCAGCGCTTTTGATTTTTTCTTTTTTTCCCGCTTTCATTGTCAGGTTGATTCTATCATATTTTTCTTTGATATATTTATTAATGTACTGGTTTTGATTAAACTCACTCATATTATTTGTTCCTCTTTTCGTTTACGATGTATATTATAACTAAGATGTCGAATATTATCTGACTAACTAAAAATAATGTTTCCATTTTACTACCTCCATTGACTTTTTCGTATTTTCGTAGTAAGTTGAGAGTGTGGGGAGCTTTCCGCTCCCCTTTTACTCAACTGTTTGTTGGTTACTTGTTGAGTATTAAGTTTAGCAATTGTAAAACGCTTATTATCAGATTTATAATTGCTGTGGCAAGAATGATGTTTTGAAGGGCTTCATTCTTGCCTTTTTTCTTTTGTCGTTTCTTTTTCTTACTCACTTGTCTTACCTCCTTACATGATTATAATATCACATTATGCGCATAATGTCAATAGTATTTTGCGCATAATGTTATTTTAAAATAAAAAAATAGGACATCCATCAATCTGACAGATGCCCTATGTTATAATAATTATTTAATTTGTTGAGTCGGTCGGCAGCTCATTGGTATACTTTGATAGTGCCTTTTTAACTGTGCGCCACACCTTTTTGACTGGTAAACCGCACAATGACATATTCTTCAATATGCTTACAATCTCATACGCTATATATAGTAATGCGAAAAACTCCAGCGTTCCGACTGTCTGTCCCGGAAGATATGTTCTTGCACCGGCCGGGATGAATCCGATGAGGTTCAATCTTATGATTGAGTCGACCAGAGCCAGGAGCACAAGAGAAATCAACATACCGACCTTTCTGATTGCTCCATTGATTCCAAAGTTTGAATTGAACTTTTTTTCCTTGATTGCTCGTAATACTCCGAAGATAGTGTCCATCACTATGCATATTACTACTATCTCCATAATTTTGTTGCTTGCTGTTGCCGTAAAAAATCTTATAATATCATTCATCATTTTTTTCTTATCCTTTCAAGAGTCTGTATGTTGTGAGTAATCCGACATATGCATCCTGTGTCAGTCCTCTGTTCTTTTGGAATACCTTCACGCATTTAGAGAGATAGCTCGTCCACTTGCCGTAATCCGTGTCTAACTTTGTGAAGCTGTATACATCGTGCAGCGTTCTTCTTAACCACTTGATTGCAGTCGGGCAATGGTGTTTCTGTCCACTCCACAGATTGTGGTTTTTTGCGAATGCCTGTGAGTCAGCTCCGAATTTGCCGTCCTCTTTCAGTGCATCATCTCCTTTAAGGTCAAAGCCTACGTTCATGGCGTGCTGCCATTTTCTGACTTCTTCACTTTCCAAGTAATAGTTAACATTACCCTTCCAGCTCTCATCGCTCGGCTTGGCCGGTGCGGGTGCAGGCTGGCTTGTTGCTGTTGTATCTTTTGCTCCAAGCTCCACATATAAGAGGTTGGCATCTGTGCTGTTATTGAGTCCGGAGCAAGTGAATGCACTGGTGTACTGCCATCCATACAGGCTGTGTACAATGGCAGGCTTCTTGGCATCGTTCGGATCGTCCCCGATTGTCATTCCCTTAGTTGATGGATAACGCGCGATCCAGAATGGACAGTTAATCTGATTAGCATATGGCAGAATATAGGTATTGTAGAAGCTTAGCCCGGTGTACACTCCAAAATCAAGCCCTGCCGCCTTGATTTCTGACTGATATGTGTTGATGATGTCGATTAAGGTCTGTCCAAGTCCCTGCTGGCATCTGTTCTCTACATCAAGCCATACGAATGTCTTTCTTCCGGCAAGTACCTCAATCACTCTCTGTGCATCCGTCTTTGCCTTTCCTACTGTAGTGGCGTATGAGTAATTATATACGCCCTGAATCGGCATTCCAGCTTCTGTACAGCCCTTCCAGTTCTGCTCGAAGGTCTTGTCCGGGTTCAGGTCTTTTCTGATAATTTTCAAAATAGCAAACTGTACACCAGCCCATTTAACTTTGCCCCAGTCTATTGTTCCCTGGTATGATGATACGTCAATTCCTTTCATGATGTCTCTCCTTTCGTTCTGTGCATTTGTATTAATGTTGTTCATAAGCTTGCGCCCCTTTCTTTATATTATAAGAGCCGGCACCTCATTTGGTGTCGGCTCCTAGGCTCTATTTGTTAGTTACATATTAAATTTTATATTTTCTATCTCGCTCCCTAACCAGAGTTTAAGTAGCTTAACAAATGGCAAAATAACTATTAAAAATGATATTATGGGAACAATGATTGGTAAGATATGTTTTATATATTACAAACATATTATCAGTGGTGTTGTAAAAAATAAGGAATATTTCCTAGAAAATGTAACTAATCTCGGATTACCATTGCCATTAATGAAGCCTGATTTCCCGACTTTAACATCTCCAATGTTTATGGTGGCTGGTGATTGGAGTACCCCTACTGCCGCAATAGCCGCATTACAATTAAAAGCTGATGGTACATTATCATGGGTATCATCACATGGACATACAGAATCTCTTACTTACATGGGATTCATTGCATATATTGCAAAATAATTATTAGTCATGATAAAATAGTATATAATTTACTCTAATATTACAACTAGCGGTTACTTTATCTTTCCATACGACATAGATACCAGTTGTTGTGATTGTTGGCGATTCAAGATGCCCTGAAAATGCTGCACCATCACCGTTTGTAATTGATACACAAAGATTATCGAAATTGAATGTTGATGAAGATAATCCTAGTGCAGAAATAACATCATTTTTTGACAATAGTAAACATGAGTTATTTCCCGGTAAAATTTCAAGTATTTTGGTACCCATCTTCATGATGGAAATATTCCCTAAACTATTTAATTTATTAAGATCTGTCTTTAGATTACCTAAACTCTGGTTTAATGCACTTATAGCTCCAGTACACGTTCCATCCCCTATCTTGGATATGTCCGTTTTTCCTATCCGCTTTGTGATAAAATACTTTAATCCTGTAAGATCCAAATATTTTGCCATTTTTTCTCCTTCTTTCTATGCAAATGCCGCATCTATTTCACTATTGGTTATTGCAACCATATCCGACTGCTTTATATAGCTGCTTAGGTCAATTTCTCTTGTACCTAATTTTTCATACTTATTGTTAATCCATAAATATTCATCATACACATTCTGTCCTCTTCCAGAATTGGCAATTAAATAAAACGTTCCCTTAACGCCTGTTGATGGCAATGTCTGCACTACTTGAAAATCCAATTTAGTAATACCGGCCATCGCTGTTGAAATGGCCGATGTTACAAATGCTGTTGATGCGGCCTGAGTATTATTTGTACCAGCTGATGCTGTTGGCACTTTAGGTGTACCAGTAAAAGACGGACTCGCTATAGGTGCTTTCTTAGTTAGCTCAGCCTGTACTGCCTTGTTTTGTACCGGGTTTGTTGAAGTGCTACTCAGTTCACTATCTACTGTTGTCTTATTTGCACCTTCCGCTATTCCATCAAGCTTTTTCTTATCACTTACTGACATAAGACCATGTGCAGTCTGTGTTGCATCAGAATAAGTTGTATTTGTCGGTGCTCCATATGTACCATCCCCTCGTAAATACTTTCCATAATCGCCAGCTGCCGGTGCAGGTACCAATCCTGACGTTCCAGCTGCTGAAGCTGTTGCACCTTTCATAACAGCATACGTTGTATTTTCTTTCGGTGGTGTATATCCAAGTGCTTTTATTACATTATCACTTGTAAGCTCTCCTCTGATAGTTTGTGATGATTTGTTTTCAACATTGCCTAATCCGATTTCTTCCTTTGAATGTGTGTGTCCTTTATCACTTTTATCTTCCAATAGAGTTTTAATTTTACTAATGATGTATACCGCACCTGTAAGATTTAAATATTTATTTTCCATAGTTCTCCTTTCTGTTATCTAAAGTCCATTAAATATAGCCTCTATTTCTTCAATGGTAATAGCATTATCATTATTAACTGCATTCACCTCCTCCGGGGTGTATGATGGTTTGTTTTGTGCTTTAGCCCATTCTGGTATGGTTGGATCTGTCTCATACATATCTCCTGATATTTCTTTTCCATTCAAGCGGGGTTTGTTTTTTAGCTGTTCATAATCATCCATTATGTATATTTGCTCACATTCAATTCTTAATTCAGTATCATTTTCCATTTCAAGTTCAATTTCTGTCATATCATCCCCTCTTTCAATATATCTTCAACTGGTACTGACTTGATATTGCTTGCAATTACATTTTCATCTTTTGTCTTTGCCCTGACCTGTATCAATACATTCTTCATAGCATCAAGCTGCAGTGTTTCATCTTGAGATAATTTAATAAATAATGTTTCATCCGAAGTATTCAATTGATCCATGGACTTCTCAAACTCATATTTTCCCTGTTTAAAGGTTACATATATTTTTTCCAAATTATTTATATCACAACCTTTTAATTTTATTTTGATTGTTGGAGTTGTTCCTCTTCTCATACTTCACCTCTTGTCTCAAAACTTATATTGCATCAATTTCCTTGGTACTTATAGTTTCTATTTTATCTACTTTTTGATTGACACTTTCAATTTGTTTTCTAACAGCCTCCCCCGCTGTATCGTATGACTCTCCTGCAAATCCTTTTCTCACATCCTTAAGCTCTGCTTCGTAGTTGCCAAATCTTTTTAACAATTGTTCCACAAGTGTAGTCTGCTTTTCCTCTTCCTCATCACCAAATCTCATTTTTCCAGTACATTTAACAATTATGTTGAACGATATCAGCTTACTGTCACCATCTATCACTCTGATCTGCATAACATTCTGCCCTGCATGAAAAAATGACTCAGAAGGAATAATCGTAATCGTATTTCCATCCACTTCTGCCAAGGCTTTATTAGGCTCAGCCATAGTTCTTGTACACATACTGTACACAACTGCTGCCGCTGTACCCGGAATAGTGTAATCCTTTATATCAAACTCTAATGCGATTGAATTTGTGCCCTCAGTTACCTCTATTGGAGCCTGAAGCACATTCTTTGTAACATATATGTCTCTTTTGATAGTCTGCATTCAAATATCTCCTTTCCTATGCAGGAATAAATCTAACTATATATCTTCCAGCCGGTTCTACACCTGACTCAAGGAAATCATACCAGGATCTCGCATATTGTCTTCGTGCTTCTTCCTCTTCCACACCGGCTCTCTCAAAGTTCTTGAGGTAAGCTGAAGCAAGATACTCCGGTGTCTCTGTACTTGTTTTAAATTGAGACCATGTCAGATTATACGCAGATGTTTTAATCCATTCACCTGTAGATTCTGATAACTGATCAATCCAATATAACTGTCCTGTTCCATCTCCTATATCGTATCCGTTAGCCTTCGCCCAATTTGTATACTTGGTTGCCGGAGTCCACTGCACCAGTCCATAGCCACCGGAATAGTTGCCCTCTTTAAGGCTTTGCCACAATCCAGGATTAATGGTTGATTCTCTCTGCATATTTCCAAGCAGGCCTGAGATTGCATTGATTGTCCAGCCTTTATCACTTAGATATGTATAAATTTCTTTTGCATTGCTCTCCATCTCTCCCTGCGTCAAATATTTATTATTACTAATCATGGATAAGCACCCTCTTTCGATTTTCCTCCTATAAGCAGTCCTCCAACATAATTCTCATAAGTTCCATCCGAATACTCTACTGTTCCGGTAAATCCGTTATATCCGTTTACACCGAATGACCGGCAATCAACATATACCTCGCCAGTCTTAAACATTCTAAATAATGCATTTTCAGTACCGATTTTAAAAATTTCGTTACTTACTGCAAAAATTCTCCCGACAGTATTACCACTTTTGTCCATGATCTTCATCTCCCCCTCTGAGATCTCTACTCTTCGGCCAAATTCATCACTTCCACAAGTGTATTTACCATTTGTCAGTATTCCATCTTTATCCATGATAGTTAGGATGGCTCCATTACCATCTAATACTTTTATAATGCCTGCTATGTTGTCTGTTCCGCCAATGGTCAATGTTCCTCCATATATCCGGTCTGCCAGCATGGTTCCAGCTATAATATAGTCGGCGAAAAAGCCTTTCCCGGTTCCGAATGTACTCCATATCCAGTCTTTTCCATCAGCGGTCCTTTTAGATGCAATTTCAAATCCCATTGAGCCAAGGCACATAGCTCCATATGTAGGTGATTCCGGATCCAAATCCTCAAAGAGCATAGCTCTTACATCCTGTTTCTTTGCTATGTCACGCATTGCATGAAACTGTGTCTTTACCGCATCAAGGATTCCTTTAACCTGAGCTCCAACTACGCTCCCATCATCACGTATTGCACTATCAATACGATTCTGAAGGCTTACCTGATTAGATATATAGTCAAACTGATAATCGCCTAATTTGACTGACGAAATGGTATTGTTCACACAATCCCACTCCAGCTCAATGACTCTGGCATCAGTAACGATGTCAAGCTTCGCATTTCGGCAGTGTACAGTGTCCCCAAGTGATACACTTACAAGCTCCTTGACATCCGAATAAAGCTCTGTATCCTCAATCATAACCATATCAACCTCAATAGTGACTGTTGGCTTGTCTGCTCCCTCTTTCCACTGCTTCTGGCACTGCCTTTCCAGTGCTGCATTCAATTCCTCCTGCGTATGGCAGACGATAATTCCATTGTCTGCATCTCCGTCCTGTGCGTCAGCCTCCATCTTTACATTCTCAAATTTCATGACTTTGTATTTTATAGTCGGGTACTTGTCTATCAAAGGGGAATCCACCCATGGTGTACTTCCATCCATAGTCTGTCCATTATAAGCCTGCGGGATTATTCTGGTGACTACGTTGCGCATATCAACCTCCTCAGACATTCCATTTTCGGCTACGTTCTTGCCATATAGAATCTCAACACCACGGTCACTGCCAGCCTTTTTATCTATGACCACTGTGAAATTATCATAAACAATCTCACCGCCCCATATCTTAAGAAATGAATTTTCATTATCGCTGTTCAACGCTTCAATCAAATTCATTTTTTCATAATATGCTGTATTGATATCCGCGATATTAGATTTTGCAGAATACTTTTTGTTCGGAGCTGTCATTATGTCAAGCGCCTGCTGCCCATTCTTATTAGTCGGTCTGACATCCATAAGAAAGCAATCATCTTTTGAATCCATGAAAATAGGCTGCAAATCTGCTGTTATCTCTGATTCACTCTTTTCTTTGTGTGTTATCCTAAAAAGCTGTTCTCCATTGAAAGACGGCATCTTCACCACTGCATTATCCACTATATACTTCCATCTGCCTTCATCGTCCAGAGGATGTTCCAATGTAACTTCCCATGCTCCACTTATTTTTGCATTTACAGTGGCAGATGATGGAAACAGTGTCATGTTTCCGTTTTTTTCAAAATCTGTATTCTCCGGATTATATATCTGAATCATAAGCACCTCCAATTGGGAATCACTTTGAGTTCTCCCCCGCTGAAACTAATTTCATTTTCACCATTTAGAAGATACATATCCTCATAATTGCCTGTAACCTGTGTATTATTCAGAGTACCATCAGACCTATATGCTATCATTCTGTCGGTATCTATAGTAAGATTCTGACCAACATTCGCTGTCATTGTATTTCCGTTTACGGTCAGAGTGCACATGCCTTCCGCTGTAATTTTATATGTCGGATGGCAAGTGAGATACTGATTCCACAGTACATCTTTTATATCATACTCTCTAGTACCATCCACCAGATACTGCAGTCCGTCAAGCGTCTTAAAATTTGCTGTAAAATTTCCGATTCTTTTTGTGGTTCTGCTGCACTCGTCAAGCGTGACGTGTGTTACCTTATAGAAGAAATCAGCATCATCAGATATTTTTAGCATTGAATTGTGTGCCGATAGCCAAATCTGTGCCATTCTCCATCTGTCATGCCATCGTTCTACCGGTCCTATGTAGTTGAATTCAATTTTGATTTCGTTTGCCTCATAGGTGCCATCCCACTTATACAGAGTTCCATCTCTTCCAGACAGTTTTATTTCTGTCATATTTGCAGATGCTGCCGGAAGAGATATAAGATCTTTAGAATAAATATCCATTGAAGATCCGGTCATTCCGTTATATTCAATATCCTGCATAGCTTATCCTTTCGCTCCCTGTGCGTTCAGCATTTTATTTGATACATTTTTCAGAATCAGGTTGGTTAATGCTGACACCGTTTTTTTGTCTCCAATATAAATGTCGTTCTGACATACCAAAGTCATTTTTTGTATTACATCCGCAATCATTGAGGCTAATACACTGTTATTTGACTCATTTTCTTCTCTCATATAAGATTTCAATAACTCAATTGGTAAAACAGCCTCTTTGCCTGCTTCTCCTCCACCCATAAATGAGTTACCGTTCTGGCCGAAAATTGTCGGTCTGTTCAGGATTGTTCCGTTTGCATACCAATCCACGGAAAATTTAGGTACCTTAAGTGGGGAAAGTGACCACTCTCCACTCGCTTTAAAATGAGGCAACTTTATTTTTGGTAATTTCCAATCGAAATCGAAGAATCCTTTAATCTTATCAATAGCTCCCTTGATAAAATCGGCTACAGCTCCGAATATGGCATTTACACCATCCCTGAACCATTCGCACTTATTATAAAGTGTCACAAAAATAGCTATAAGTGCTGCAACTGCCGCAATAATTATAAGTATTGGATTAGCGGCCATGACTGCATTTACTGCTGCAAAACCAGTTTTTATAGGTCCCAATACAGGTGCAATTTTAGATATAATGCCAATTAGCGACGAAACCCCTCCTGATACCTTGCTTATGATAGAAATCACAGGGCCAACTGCTGCTGCAAGAAGAGCACATTTGATGATCATATTCTGTGTTTCTGGTGACAATGAATTCCATGAATTGATAATGTCCTTAAGAATCGGTGTTACTGTCTGAAGACATTGTGCTAGTATTGGTCCTAATGCATGTAGTGCATGATGTCTGTTATATCCATCTCAGGGACTGCTGTCGGTGGCATCTCATAGCCTATCTGGCAGAATATGCACCGATAATTGTCACGCTCTCTTATGGCAGTACGCTCTTTTTGTGAAAATTCAAGATATTTTGTATATTTAGGCATATGGATTTTTCCTCTTTTTGTGCTATAATATTTTTATAATTTTTTCTTTTAGTGTTGTTTTTTTATGCAGAGTCCGGTCAGGAAATTAGCTTTTCCCGACCGGATATTTTTATGCCTCAATCTGCATGACATATGGTGTGTCGCTCTCCATGCGCTCATCCACATCCTGAAGCATGATATCCGTCAGCTCCTTGAGCGTGTCGAACATGCTGTCGGTGATGAGTCTCTTGTCGTGTCTTTCCTTCACTACTCCGATTATGTAGCCGGCTGTGAGTGCAGCTTCCTTTGCATCTGCGCTCTCCTCAATCTTTCCGATCATGCCGATGCACTTCTTAAATTCCTTATACTGCTTCATTCCTGCTGTGTGTTTTTTTAATAATTTCATGGTTTTTCTCCTTATGATGCTGCTTTCTGTTCTTTTGCCACCTCTGATGTCATGATGCCGATATCAAGTGGCTTCTCTGCCTTGATGGCAGCGTTTAACTGTTCTGCTGTTTCAATTCCAAGTTTTTTGAGTGCCTCTTTAAGTTTGTTCTCCATAAGTGACCTCCTAATATACCCAAATCCTCATTCCGATTCTGCTTATTACTTCTTTGAGCTTGAAATCTGCTTTCTCCGTCTTTATCACCTTCCTTTCGCCGGAAATCTTCTTACTAAGTCTCTTGCTGCCATCTGAAATGCCTGTTCTCTCTCGTCTCCTGTGGCTCTGATGACCTCCCGGCCGTTCTGTAATATTTTGATTATGTGCTCACCGTCTTTTTCCCTCAGTGTCATTGAGAGATGATACCGCTTTTGACGAGGCGAATACGCACTATAAAATAGGTCTGTCAGTGTTTTCAATCCTTTTCAATCCTTTCTCTCTTAAATGCTACTTGCATATTTACTTCCTACAGCCGTATACTTTCCTTACAGGCACTGCCATGCCGAGTAAATGAAAGGTAATCTTGCAAATGAAACTAAATAATGATTGTATTCGTGATATTCTTTTAACGCTGGAGGAATTATGTACATTCGAAAATAAGTTCACCTATGATATAGAGTCTCAACCTCCACATTTATTAGCAAAATACTCACGTGAAGAAGTTCTCTATCACATTCGCCAATGTGAACATTCTGCCCTGATATTAAAACCGCTTTATTGCTATGGTGGCGATATAGTAGAAATTAGTGATCTTTCACCATCTGGACACGAATATCTTGCTAATATCCGTTCCGACAATATTTGGAACAAGACAAAAAAAGTTGCTGGTGAAATAGGTGCTACATCACTATCCGCAATGGTTCAAATCTCTAGTCAGATAATCACTGCTATCATAAAATCACAGTTTGGGCTTACATAAATCCTTTATCACATGCTCTATCACGAATTTCTTGCACTCAACCATCTCCTCTTTTGATGGCTGAGTGTTCGTCTTTTGTATGATCCATACAATCAACGCATATTTTGTCCACTTATTTTCAAGCCACCCTATCAAGCAAGTTATCAATGCTATGATGAATATTAGTTTCAATTTTTCTCACGCTCCTTCCTAAATCAGATTTCTCCCCCGGGCTTACCGGAGCACCACACGAAATGGATTTATTATGGTTTACAAGAAGATTTGCTATATGTATGGGTAGTTTTGCGGTGCTCCGGTAAGCCCGGATGTATTCTTTATTTACTCAGCATGCACTTCACCTCTGCCTTAAGCTCAATGAGGCTTGCAAAGTATGCTGCCTCTGCGAGGGCTTTTTCTCTCTTGAGTTTCTGATACTTCTCCTCGTTCCAGTCCTCTCTAGTGTTCATGCAGAATCTGTTATATATTTCCTCTTTTCTGCTGTTTATCTCATCTGCTTTTTCTATTTTCTTGAGGATTTTCTCAAGTCCGAGTGATTCTTCCTTTGTCATGGTTCTTTCCTTTCTCCTCTTATCTCGTCTAATATTTCATGCAGTAATGCGGTCTGGTACATTATTTCCTTTCCTATAACAGAGTCCGGATCTATACATACCGACTTTCTTTTCTTTTTTGCTTTTTCTCTCTTGATTTCATCTCTTTGCATTTCTGCAAACTTCGAAATTTCTTTATAAATTTGATTTCCCATATGGTTTTCTCCCTTCTTTTCCGCTTGTCAAAACTTGCGTTTCCGTAAGTTAATTAGCAAAAAAAATAAATGTTAGCTTCTCTTTTGGTATATCCAAGTTTTTGGCTATCTCTGTTGCTTCTTTAACTGTAAGGGTTTCTCCTTCCACATTATTGATTTTTCTATTTAATGTAGCTGGATTCATGCCAACTTTCTCAGCTAAATTTGCCTGCGTCATGCCTGTTCTCTTTAGTTGAGCTTTCAGCTCCATGACATTTATCATTTCTAGTTGCTCCTTTCTTCTTGCGTTTCCGTAAGTTCTTTGTATTTTCATAATATCACATAATTTTGTATTGTCAATAATTATTTTTTCGTTTCCGTAAGTTTTTCTTGCTTTTCTGCAAAATTTATTATAATATAAGCATGTAAACAATATATAGAGAAAGGTGGTGTTGACTTATAGGTGTGCAAGATATTATCAAGAAACGTCGGCTTGAACTGGAATTAACACTAAAAGATGTCGCAAAGGCTCTAGGTGTGTCCGAGGCTACTGTTTCTAGGTATGAAAGTGGTGAAATTCAGAATATGGGTATAGATAAAATAGAATCTCTTTCATCGGTTCTTAGATGCTCTCCCGGCTATCTTATGGGCTGGAGCAGTGAAACAACTGCTGCAATTAGTAATAATGATAAAGCGATTCTTGATAAGTACCACCAGCTTAATGACAAGGGCAAGCAACGGCTCCTGGAGCGTGCCGATGAACTTATTGAACTTGGTTACGTTGCAAAAGGGGACGTACTGAAAGAGGCTTAAAATATACTATTGAGGAAAACATTATCGAATTCAAATAGTTTTAGTTCCTACTCCAAACTTCTCAAAAAGTCGTTGAGTTGAGAAGAAAATTTTAATTATACAAAGGAGGATTTCATATGGCAATAAAAGATAAATCCCAAAGACAACCTAAAAAAATAGCCTCAAAATTAAGTTATAAGATTAGTTATATCATTTCACTGGTTATAGCAATTATACTTTTAGCTTTTGGTCTTCTTTCTATACCTGCTGTAAGCATAAAATTTGGTATAATCTTCATTTTATCTGGTTTACTTTTTCTATTTATGTTTAAATCATATAGAAAACTCTACAAAAATTATGATTACCATAAAGAAAATGGTCTCAATAATTATGGAAAAGCAAAGGCTTCTGAGGACAACAATGTTATTGAAAATAATATTGATATTTCCAATATTCCAGAAATAACAGTTGATGATATTACAGAATCACATCCACTAGTACAAAAGTTTTTAAATAAATGGACTATATTTCTTTTCTGTAGTATACTGTTCTCATCAAATCAAAAGGAG